TGGGCGAAGAAGCAGCTCCAGAACCAGAACCAGTTGTCGAGGAAGCTGCTCCAGAACCAGAACCAGAACCAGTTGTCGAAGAAGTCGTTCCAGAACCAGAACCAGTTGTCGAGGAAGCTGCTCCAGAACCAGAACCAGTTGTCGAGGAAGCTGCTACAGAACCAGAACCAGTTGTCGAAGAAGTCGTTCCAGAACCAGAACCAGTTGTCGAGGAAGCTGCTCCAGAACCAGAACCAGTTGTTGAGGAAGCTGCTACAGAACCAGAACCAGTTGTCGAAGAAGTCGTTCCAGAACCAGAACCAGTTGTCGAGGAAGCTGCTCCAGAACCAGTTGTCGAGGAAGCTGCTCCAGAACCAGAACCAGTTGTCGAGGAAGCTGCTCCAGAACCAGTTGTCGAAGAAGTCGTTCCAGAACCAGAACCAGTTGTCGAGGAAGCTGCTACAGAACCAGTTGTCGATGAAGTCGTTCCAGAACCAGTTGTCGAGGAAGTCGTTCCAGAACCAGTTGTCGATGAAGTCGTTCCAGAACCAGTCGCCGAAGAAGTCGTTCCAGAACCAGAACCAGTTGTCGAGGAAGCTGCTCCAGAACCAGAACCAGAACCAGTTGTCGAAGAAGTCGTTCCAGAACCAGAACCAGAACCAGTTGTCGAAGAAGTCGTTCCAGAACCAGAACCAGTTGTCGAAGAAGTCGTTCCAGAACCAGAACCAGTTGTCGATGAAGTCGTTCCAGAACCAGAACCAGTTGTCGATGAAGTCGTTCCAGAACCAGAACCAGTTGTCGATGAAGTCGTTCCAGAACCAGAACAAGTCGCCGAAGAAGTCGTTCCAGAACCAGAACCAGTTGTCGAAGAAGCTGCTTCAGAATCAATCGACGAAAAAGACGTTCATGAACCAATTGTCGAATGCAGTGCCGTAGAAGAAGGGAGGCAATATTCACAAGAAAATGATTCAGAAACATTGCAACCTACTGAGGCAGTCAATCAAGATGTTGAAAACCATTCCGAATCTGAACCAGCAGAAAACATTACAATGTCAACTATTGAAGAATCATCAACAATTGTTGAAGAATCAGAGGGATATGTTGAAACTACATATTCATACAATTCGATCCAAGAACAGAGAACAAATAAAATCATCCCAAAAATGATATTCATTGTTCCATATAGAGATCGCAAACAACAATATGCATTTTTCTCAAATCATATGAAAATAATTTTGGCAGATATTGACCCAAATGACTATAAAATTTTATATATTCATCAATTAGATTCGAGAACATTCAACCGAGGTGCAATGAAGAATATTGGATTCATTACTGTAAAAAATATGTATCCAGAAAATTATAGAGATATTACTCTGGTTTTCAATGATATTGATACTATGCCATATACAAAAGGCTTTCTTAATTATGATACTACACATGGTATTGTTAAACATTTCTATGGTTATACTTTTGTTTTAGGTGGTATTGTATCGATGAAAGCAGCTGATTTTGAAAGAGTTAATGGATTTCCAAATTTCTGGGCATGGGGATATGAAGATAATCTATTAAATCAACGTGTTAATGAAGCCGGCATAACAATTGATAGAAGCCAATTTTATCCAATTGCAGATATTAATATATTGCAATTATCTGATGGAATTACACGTAATGTAAATAAAACAGAATTTGATGTTTATAAGAGTAAAACGGTAGAAGGCATTAATACAATATATAATTTAGAATATACAGTAGATGAAATTACTGGATTTGTTAATGTATCTAATTTCCAAACAAACCGCGAGGAAAATATATCAACTACATTTACACATGATTTAAGAAACGGCAATATGCCATTTGCAGTTAAACCACCACCGGTTAGTATAGCAGTTTCACCAACACAACATGTAATGACATTAAATAGCGCACCACGTCGCAGAGGCGGTAGAATGGGATTAATGATCTAAAATAATATAATATAAGATAAAATAATATGAATATATATAATGTTCGTATTATTCAATTCATCCAATATACATATAGTATATGCTTCTTTTATTGCATACATATTTGTAAACTTATTTGAAAATCTAATTCATTATAATATTGGGAGATTTAGTAATAAAGATATTAAATTCGTGGTTCCTACAAAAAAGGATTGGTTAAAAATAATACTAGTTATGGTAATTTTTGCAATTATACAAGGATTATTAACAATAGTATTGAATAATTTTCTATAATTCTGATACTTCCATAAATTTATATGTTAATCCAACTTGTTCTTCATTTTCCCATATTCCAGATATTTTAATTATAATTTTACAACAAGATTTTTCTTGTTTGTTATTATATTCCTTGTACAATTTTATATTTCCATTTAAAATTTGTTCTTTTAATAACGCAAATGGTTTATTAGAACAATCAAATAAGTGTTTATAATATTCAATAATATATCGTTCTATTTTTATTAATTCATTAATTATATTTGCATTTATAGAGTTATTTATATTTATTTTTAATATACTCTTATTCAAATTATTTTCTACATAAAAATCATCAAATGGTGTTATAAGATAAATACCATTCATTATTATTAATTCATCTGAATAAACAATTTTAGTAAATTTTCCATCCATAATAATATTTCTTTTTGCATCTAAAAAAAATAAATTATGAAATTTAAATTGATCTATATTATAAATTATATTCATTTGTCTTCGATATATAATATATCAAAACACGTTTATTATATTTTAACTTATATATTTTATGTTATATGCAATCATTTTATAATTATTTATTATGAATTTAATTTCATGTTTATATTATATAGTATAATTATATAAATATGAATACAATATTTAATGTGAATGAATATACTAATATTAACAACCAATATCCACAAATAAAATGGAAAGGACCAACTGTATCTCTAGTAAGTGCAGGTGTAAGATTAAATAAATTAACCAGACCGACTGACCTTGCGAATAATATCATTACGGGACGCAGATTATTTAAAGCACTTCCATTAAAAATATATCGTCGCGAAATTGCTACAGTACATGTTAAATGCACACCCAGAACATCATTAAAAATAAACGATTTCAATATGCCTGGTGGAACCATTATATCAAATTACTCTACTATAGGTACCACTCGAACTGGTTTAGTAAATACGACTGAAATTTTATATGAAAACAATTCTTGCCAACATCCATCCGACAATAATACAACGGCTAAAGCAATATGCAACGCATTTTTATCAACAGAAGTAAATGCTTTACGTAGAGTAAGAAGTAGTGGAATGATAAAACGAAAATTTAATACAACTGCAAATAACGATACATATTATACATCAACCGCGCAGTATTTAAATAGTCGTAATCTTTCATTTCAACAAAATCAATATTTCCATATTAGAACTGGCGATGCAACGGTTAAACCTGGAAGTTCGCAAGCAGTACGTAATATATATCAGGCCAATAGTATTAATTATTGTAACAATCCCAATCAAAATTATGTGCCAATTTATTATAAACCAAATAATTCACAATTTGGTCGTCAAGGAGCTGTATCTTCTGGTGATTTAATTGCTCGCAAAAAATACAATACAATTACCACGGCTGCTTCTAGTTTCAGAACTGCATATGGAAATCAAACCGCAAACGCATTAGCATATGGTATCCCCGATTATGGATATACAATAAAGGATAAAGTGGGTTATCCTCTGAAAAACACTCCCAAATTTTCAAAATATTCTACTATAATGCGAAAATGCCCTGTAAGAAAATTTTCGAGAGCAATTTAATGTAATGTGTATTAGATTAGATCATTGTAGGTTCATCATATGATACCATAGAATTAGTAAATACATTATACGGTATATCATATTTCATACACCAGAATATGCATTTTTGTATATTATTTTTTATCAAGTTTTCTATTTTATTATCATTCTTATATCGGTTATCTATAAGCATGATGGTTTGATGTATATTTTCAATTTGTTGTTGTCCGAATATAGAGTTATATTCTTCTAATTTGTTAATAAATAAATTTGAAATAGGACAATTCAAAAAACGATGTACCTGTTGTTCTGGTTTCATTTCTAACATAGTTTTAAATACATTTTTAAATTTATCAAAAAAATCTACATTGGAAGAAAACAAAAAATTTTTACAAACAATGTATTTTTCAGAATTCGCATTTCTACTAGTTTGTGGTTTTGTAATATATACTTTTTTATAAAAAGCAGATAATATATACAATAAATCAATTGTATGTTCCATAAAACAATCAAAAATTTTTAATATAAAATGCCCATTCTTTTTTTGCAAACATAACGCATAACAGATTTGTCCAAATAATAGTTGTGTAATATTAATTTCTTGTTTATTAAAATCTTGTGAAAAATCAAATCCGCCGTCCGCTGTAATAATATCCATCGAAGATCCGTATTTATCGCAACAATATACGAAATTTTCAAGTGATAAAATATTTCCAGTACCATCTGCACCAGTTTCAATTTGCACATTTGGATTTGCTTTTAAGAAAAAATCACTTTTTTTCCAAGCAGGTATATTATAATCATTTGTATTATCTAATATTGTCATGCCAATATATTTATCATATGGGTTCATTCTTGAATTTACTAATGCTTCGATAAATCCTCCTGGACCTTCTGCTAAGTGAAACGTATTAATCGCGGATATTGAATTTGACTCTTTTTTTGTAAAAATATTTTCATTATTAGGGGTTCTTAAATTAAATGTCGTTAAAATTTCAATCATTTTAAAATACGAACGGGATAATGATTTATATTTTGCTACACATTTTGTTTTATTTGGTACAATTGTATTAATATATTCATATGGATTCGTATATTTTTTGTAAGTATCCCATTCTTTTCCACAACTATCTATTTTATTTTTGATATCATACAAATAATATGACAATGAATTTGATATATATGGAGAAGGTTGTTTATCGGTTATAATGCAATCAACATTTTCACATATAGAAATGTGTATATTAGGTAATAAAAAATATAACATTTATTTTATTTATAAATAATAATACAGATAGGATAAATCATCAAAATAAGTTTATGTTGTTTTCATGATTTAATTTTTTTAATTTTATTTATTTTTTTGATTTCTTAACTTTTATTTTCATTATTTCCGGTTCTGCATGCATTTCAGTTATTGTTATTTTCGCTTTACTTTTTTTTATTGTTTTAATGGTATCTTCTTTTTTTTCAATCGGTGGTTCTTTTTCTTTTTCTTTTTCTTCTTCTTCTGATTTTTCTCTATATTTATCTACAATACTTTCTTCTACTATCGATTTATATACCTTATCTGTATTCACATTTCTTGCTTTTCTAAAGACAAAATAACGATTCATAAATGATATTCTTTTTTCTTCGGGTGTCATTAAATGTGCATTTTTATAATCGGCATTGCGTTTTGGATTGGTTTTTATTTCTATTTCCATAGATTTAAACAATTCATCAAATAATCCGCTTCCATTTGGTAATCCAATTGAAACAGATTCTTCTTTTGTTAATAATACAAAACCATAATCTTCCATTAATCGAATCAAATATTCGAAATTAACCAAATATTCGCGGAAAGTTTTTCCAATTGTTTCTTGATATACATTAATTGGATATCCTACACCAGTATCATCATCTGGAAATCCTGTTTGTGAATACATTTTCGTAAGTTCAAACATTTTCTTTTCGCCATCCATAATAGTTATCGATTCACGTTCGTTTTTTTGTCTCAATAAATCAAATACGGTTTTTCCGTCAAAACAAGTACCTACAAAATATCCATTCAGTTTGGTACATTCTGCAATATTTTTCAAAAATCGGTTTATGCTAGCATTTGTTTCAAAGAAATAATGCAATGCAAATTGACAAGAACTAATATTAAACCCTTCGTTGCCTACACCATATTGATTATAAACACCTTGTCCCAATAGATTCAAATCTTTTGGTCCAGTGCCAAATACAGCTCGTGCAATTTCTTTATCCTTTTCTGTAATGAATGCAGTTCCATCTCTAATATTATTACCACTATTTCCATTAACAAATAACGCATATGGCATATTTTTTTTCGTTTTGCGGTAATTCAAATAACGGGCACATGCGCCATCTATATTATTGTGAATATTATCTCTTGATATATCAATGCCAAATACAAATGATAAATTTGAATAAATCCATTTTGGTAAGTCTCCGCCTTTTCCCACAGCATAGTCAATCAACGTATTTTTTCTTTCAGCAACACCTGTAATTAATTTATTTTTAACATACAGATTATGAAAATCTCGTAATGACTGTGTTCTTTTTTGTCTTTGTCCTTCTGAACTATAATAAATACCTTCGTTGGCTTCTCCATTTTCTTCTTCATTGCATATTTCTATGTAAGATGGAATGTCGATACCTTTTGTAATCATATCATCTGTAATTGGTTGATGTATTGACTGCCAATTACTATTTGCTACGTGATATGCATTTCCATAATTTTTTAAACCATTTCGTAATTCAGTTGTTTTATCATATCTTACACGCAATGGAACCCATCTCCATCCTTCCGATTTTGTAATATCATAACTAAATTCAACAATCATATCTTCTTCAAAATATTCACCTTCTTTTGTAAGCATTAATAATTCGCGATTTCCATTTTCTTGAAGCATTATATTTGCAAAACATGCTTTTGAATCATATGGATTTGTTGGTTGAAATGGTACAGGTTTATATCCATCTTCTGCATCCAAATTATCAGGCGATGGTAATTTATTTTTAATAATATCATCGAAAGGATTCAAATACCCATGTTTGCGTTCATCATATCCACACCTTAAAACAAGTGTTTTATACTGTAAAACCGATTTATTTCTTTCTAAGTTTTTACCATCTTGGAATATATTTCGAACTTCATCTTTTCCGGTTTTATCTTTTTTAACACTTACTAAGAAATCAATTGTGTTGAAATCTGCTGGTTTCCATTTAAATGACTCTTCCCACGTTGTCTTTGACAGTGGTCCAGCTACTCCTACAGTATTACTTGCTACACCGGTATTTGACGGTGTGAATATTAGACCATCTGTATTATATTCATAAACTCCGTCATTAATGCCAGATAATATGCGAGAACAACATTCAAATATAGTAGTATTTTCATTACTTACATTGTAAAATGTTTTGTATTTTATATGAAATTGACATTTTTCTGAATTTTCTAAAATGGATACAGGTTTTAAGAAATTTATGAATTGCGTAAGTAATGATATTCTAAATTTGGGTTTTTCTTTTTTAGCATCTTCTTTTTTTTCTACATTGGATGACTCCGTAGATTCTATAATAGGACAAAAAGCATATTCTCTTGTACTCTTTTTATTTATATAATAAATGTCAAAAGCTGCATACAAATTAATTGGTTTATTGAATTTGTCGTGTCGTATATGTTCTCCATCCAATAAACTATCAAATAGTTTTTCATTTTTTGTTTGAGAACCTGTGAAAACAACATTCATGTTTGTATCAATCATATAAATTTTTCCATCATTTGATATATATAATAAAGAACGTTCTCCGTCTGCTTTGTCAGTTACGGTATAATTTTTACGAATGTTTGGAACATTGGAGTATTCGTTTTCTTCCATAATATTTTCAATTTGTAGGGTGTAAGAAGAAGGACCAATAAAATCACGAGGCAAAATCCGTGACGGTTGATATTCTTCACCATGTAAGAGACGCATATATTCATGTTGAATTACTTCTTTTTCTTTGTAAGAAATCGGATAATTTGTTCGTTGTAATCCACCCAATACAATTCGAATTACTTTTCGTATCATATCGACAATTGAATTGACATTATTGTAGTTAGTTCCTACACCAATCTTTGAGTTATCTATTTCCATTTCAATCTCATATGTCTCTATGCCATTAAATACACCAGCTTCTTGAATTGTATAAAACTTCATAGGCACCTTATTGGATGTTTTTGAACTCCTTACAATACTTAAATCTGCAAATATGGGCAAGTCATCGTGATAGAAACGTACGCGATTCATATGACGAAATGTTTTTTTCGAATCAGCCCATTTTTGAATAATTCTACTAATAAAATTGGTACGTGCAGTATATGTTTGTTCTAATTTATAATCTACGCGAAGATTAAAGTCATCAAAATCGGCTGCATTTATAAATTCACCTGCTTCATTTTTTGGGCGCGTTTTTTCTGTAAATTGTAATTTATCATAAGTTGTAGATGGCATATCTAATATTTTTTGTAAACTATTTGTATTACAATATTCTTGAATCATATCAACGCCATTAACCTCTGCACGAATATTTGACATTTTATAATTGCCCGTTTTTTCATGGATATATTCGTGGGAAATTCTTAAACTATGAAAACCATCTGGATTCTCAATCTTAAAACCAGCGGCAAATAAATTCTTAACAACATTATCATAATCTATTTTTGTAATTGGTTTATATTTACGCGTATTCGATCCAAAACGAATTTCAACTTCATTCACTTTACCATCATTTCGCGACATAGGATTGCTTGCTAAATAACTTATAATTAAATCATTTAATTGCTCTTTCGCAGATTTTTTAGGTTTGGTATCTATATTTGAAGTATTTTCGTCTTTTTTTTCCATTATAAAATAATATATAGTTATTTCATATATTATTTTACTTTGAAAGATTCAATTTTATTCCCAACATATAACTTTACATATTTCATTGTATAATTCTTGTTTTTTTATTTTACCAGTAATATTAAGCCCCATCATTCCTCCAATGGAATTTAATTCATCTGATTTATAATTTGATATACTCTTTAATGGTTTATTATAATCATCTAAACAGAATTTTGTATCAAATATATTTTGTATTTTTTCTGTAGTAATATCAGTATCCACGCCAAAAAATCCTTTTTTATTTTTTATTAATAATATATATTCTTTTATATCTTCTACAAGGTTAATTTTCAAATAAATATTTTTATTTTTTTCATTCAAAATAATAATGTTTTTTTTATAAAACAATGCAAATGCAGGTAATACATCTAATGTAGTTTTTTTATTAGACATTATATCTGACATGATTTCTTGTGTCATTGCTTTTGTGATTTTTTTATTCATTTTTTTCAAACTATTTGGATTTTTTTTGATAAATTCCATTATATTTTGTTTTTCAATTATTTCTCGATTACTATAACACCGTCCAATTGTTTCATATTCAGTATAACCACAAATAGAAATAAATATTGACCAAAATAAATTATCCATTTTCTCGGGAAAAATAATAGACTCCAATCTTTGGTTATTGTGTAAATGATTATTGGGTAAATTTTTATTTTCATTTATTATTGCAGGCAATGGTTTTGCTTCTACATCAACTGTTTCTTTTGCATTTTCAAAATCATTTTTCACTTGATATATGCATTCTTCTTTTTTCATAAACTCTGATATGAAACGATTCGTATACATATATTTTTCTAATAACAAACAACTGTCTTCTGGTCGATTAAATATATTATGCATGAATATTTTTTGATAAAGTGCCATTTTTATATTAACGATACATATAATATACCATATTGTCTTTATGTTTTATTATATTATTATTTACTACAACGGATATATCGCAGACTATTAACGCCGCAACATAAATTAAATGATTCTACCAATTCAAATACTTGTAAATCGATTTTCGGAAAAAAACGATCACAATCTATTATACTGTTATCGGTTATTTCGTTAATAAATAACTCCTTACAATTACTATGTTGAATTGCCTCAGTGTATAATATCTCACCGCCTATAACAAATACATTTTCAATATCTTTTCGACGCGATATATTATCTAAAGCAGAATGAAGTGAAGGAAAAAAAATAATATTATAACTGTTATTATCCATAGTATAACTGGTAGATATACATATGTTTAATCTACCGGTTAGTGGGCGTCCTATACTATGAAATGTATTTCTACCCATAATAATTGCATTTCGCTTGTTTGGATCGCTTGTAGTTTTTGTGATTTTTTGGAAAAAATGCAAATCTTCTGGAATGTGCCAAGGTAATTCGCCGTTTTTTCCAATACCATTATCTCTTTTTGATATAGCAGCAATTATTGAAAAATCACACATATTATATAGATGTATTATATAAGTGTATTATATCTATATAGAATACTATTACATTATTCATTATTAAAAAAATCATTTTTAAATGCGGTTTTTTGCAATTCTAATCTTTCCAATGAATTTTCTTGATCATGTATATAATTCATATAATATAACAATTCATCCATAGTATCTTTTGGTAAAAACGAAAGATTAATATAGACTCCACTCTTATTTTCATTTAATTTAACTGTTGGATTTTTCCTTAAAATGTTTAAAATTTCTAACTGATGATTTTTTGTCATTCCTTCTATTTTATTTTTTATATGTTCTAATTGTTTAATATCAACTGCATTACTCATAATTAAAGTATATTACATAAAATAATAATTTAAATTCTATATTATTTTATTCAATCAATTTATTTCTATTCTTGAACATCGTCTTCAATGTTATTTACATGATAATCAGAATCATAAGAATCATCATCACCCCCAGATACTATTTTTAGTCGAGGTTTCTTTATTGGCATTTTTGATTCAATTTGTTCTTTAACTAATTTACCGATTGCGCATATAAAAGGGTCGTTTAATTCATAACGTATTCCAATAACCTTAACTGTAATTTTCATATTCTCTTTAATTGAATTAAAATAACTATCTGTATTATGATGGTCTCTTGCAATAAACACAGTTAATGGTATTACATTATTTGTATCAATTACTTGTGCATGAATGCCTGCCTTTGTAATTGTTTTACTTGTACATTCAATTAACATACCTTCAACCGGATGACAAACCATACAATCAAAGACAACTATATATTCAATATTCTCGCCATTAACATTACCAGAAGAATAACTTATTATTTTAACGGAATTTGGTTTAATAAAACCTTCGGCAATACATTTTCCTTCTAATACGGTTGTAATTTTGTTTTCTAATACTTGTTTTATATTTTTACCAATTTCATTTATATTAACGATTACTTTTTTCGTTAAAAGTGATTTAATATAAACACCGTATATAGTTTTTTTCTCTGTCATCTTCTATAATATAATAGAATAAATTTTTATATTATAGAATAAACAAATATTTTAAAACTTCAATTTTTCTAACGCGTATATTTTGAAATCTCATTAATAATCATTTGTTCGTTTGATAAAAACCACGTTTTATTGTCTTGTTTTTTGGATTGCATTTCACGTATAATTATCTCAATTAAAACTACTAACTTATGTTTTCCTTCTCCAATGTAGTCTTTTATATTATCCATATCATACATTTTTTTACCCAAAATTGCATTTAACTTTGTAATAATATCTTTAATTTGAGCTTGATTTACACGAGCGCCTTTTTTATTTACAGAATCAGATAAATCTCTAATTTTAAATACATATTCTTGTTGGTTCTCCGTCCATTCCATAAATCCAATTATATCATTTAATGTGTTTTTGTTAAAAATATTCTTCTTTATGTAATTAGTTGAAGTAATTATATTTTTAGATGCAATATATTCGGCTTCTTTCCATTTATTTTTATCTCCATCTTGTACGTCTTGTACATATATCTTTGTTGTTTTATGATCAGAACTTAATGGAATGCCTATATCACCATTATTTGCTGTAATTATTTTATCATCAAAATATTCTTTAATGAGAACTTCTAATTTACTCTTAGGACTCCATCCATTACTAGAAATTTTTTCGAGTATAGTTATTTTTTCATTAAATGGTACTTCATCAATCATATGATAAACTAGATGTTCTATTTGTTTATCCTTGTTTATATTATGTACGTCGTCCTCTAAATGTAATGAAATTACCGAAAAATTCTTATACCAATCTTTTTCACCAGTTGTAATTGTTTGAGGATTAATAGCCGTATTAAAATTATTATCCAATTTCACCATTATTGTATCAAAATTTTCAATATTTTTTACAGTATCATGTGGTTCTTTATTATCCACTTTATTATCTTGAGTTTTTGGTAATTCTATATGAACATATTGATGTTTAACATCAACTGGACGCATTCTATCATACAATGATGCATCTTCATCAGTAATTTCAAGTGGTTGGAAAATATAATATTCGTCTTTATTTATTAAATTACCTAATCTTCCATATTTATCAATCAAATATTCACTCTTATTCTCTATTAAATATGTTAATGCATAATAAATTTGTTCTAATGGGTATTTTTTTATCACATTAATTGAATTTATAAGTTCATCGCGTTTATAAAAAAAACGACCACGTCCAGGTATGTCTTTAAATAAATCACGAATACGTTGTATTATTCTATCATTATTCATTTTAACAAAATCATTGTTGTATGTAGCGTATGTTATATCTATGTCTTCTATATTTTTCATTGGAGAACATTGAAAATTACAATTTTCCATATAATCGCATATATCACTATAAGGTCTATCTCCGATTTTAAAATCGATTGTTTTTCCACTGGATAATTGTAATACAATATTCTGGTTCTCCATTACAGATAATAATTTATCATTTGTGAAGTTAGTTTGACCAATATTTAATATACAATCTACAGCAGTTTCTTTTAAAACCCTCGATACCTTACCAATTTTAATCGATTTTTGTTCAGCTAATCTATATACATATAAGTCAGCAGCCTCTTCGTTAGTATCTAAACGTGTTGCGTGTAAAAATATTTCTACATTGCGTTTTTCAAAAGGCAATCCACAATGACTTAGATTTCTTACACCTCTACCTATAATTTGTTCAATACGATTCATATTATACCATGGTTCTAATACATGTATTTGTCTTATATTTTTCAAATCTACACCTTCACCTGCTGCCTTTGAAATTAATACAACTTTCACTTTTTCACCGTTTCTGTTTTCAATATTGTTAATATATTTTATATCTGCGTCATTATTTGGCGAGAATGTTTTATCTCCGGTAATCATTACGTATCTTGCTTGATTAAACTCACCAATAGTTTCTGTTTTAGGTCGCATGGTAATAGAATCAATTGGTTCAGTTGGATTTTTTAATAGTGGTTTTGTATATTTTTCTGTTCCAAACCGCGTGAATCCCATTTCTTCTAATGCTAATGCGACTGGAACAAGGCCTCCGTCGATATATTGAGAATATATTAATATAATACCCTCGGATTGACGAATTATACCACATATATTTGCTATTTTTGCACTATATTTTGGTAATTCTTCTGGACTAAATATACGACCATATTTTTTTTGGATTTCATCTCTGTATTGGAAATTATATCGTTGTGGATTGTCTGATTTATTTTCTTCTTTGTAAGACATTATTCTGGATAATCCTATGATCCCTGTCATATTTGATATTATTTCATCTTCTTGTTCTATTTCATAAGTTGGATTTGGCAAAAAATCTTCGTTTGGATAAACAATATTTAATGATTCGATTGGCGTTTGCAATAAAGTATAACCAAATGAATCCATTTCTTCAAATGCAGGCATATCTCGTTCTGTACCAAATTTATTAAACGTATCATATGAACGTTTTCGCATATTGTTAATAATAAATTCATATCCTATGCGTTGATATTCACTAATTGAATTTAAATATACAGGAACGTGTTTTAATTGTTTATCTTCTTCAATCGGTTTTCTATTCATTTGAATTGATGGATATACAAAATCAATTGGAAGCTGAGGATAAACTCTATAGGGGAAAGTATATGGATTTTCTCCGCGAATATAGGATACATATCCAGTCAATTTGCGTCGTAATAGTTCTTTACCGGTTTCTTCACCATCTTCTTTAAAATTACCATTTTTATCAAATATATCAGATATTTTTATAACGCTACGTTTATCATTTAAGTTCATCAAGTTTGTTAACCATATAATTTCTTCATAGGAGTTATACATTGGTGTAGCTGATAATAATAACAAACGCATATTTTCACTATATTTTGCTACGTCCATTAATAATTCAGCTGATTTTCTGTTTTTATTTTCTTTTGTTATCCGTATATTATGAACTTCATCAATAATAATAAGACGGTTATTGAAAACATTTTTTATTTTTTGTATTTTCATTTTATTTCGTTCTTCTTTTGAATATCCGATACCTTTCACTTCTATCGAATAACTTATATAATTCGCAAATTTTGTATATCCCATAAAAACGTAATATGTTTTTATAAGTGTTTTAATTTGGCTTATTATTTTTTCTTTTGGTATATCTTTTATAGCAGTTGGATTTATCTCATTCAATAATGCAGTACCAACACAAGATTGTATATTCCATACTCCGTTTTCTAATTTGAGTTTTCTTTCATCAAATAATTGTAATCTAAAATTATCTTGAACGTTAGGAGATGCGATTATCATAATAGATTTTCGCATACCAACTTGTTTCATGTAATTGCGCATTTCTTCGGCTACACCAATTGCGGTGCATGTTTTACCAGTTCCTAATCCATGATATAACAATAAACTATTATATGGTGTTTGAAATGATAAGAAATTTTTTACAAATAATTGGTGAGGCATTAGTTCAAAATCAGCATTACATAAAATATCGGCTTGTTTCTTGATATCATATATATTACCGTCGTATTGAGTATCATAAAACTCTTTTCTTTTTGCAATTTTAATATTGAATTCTGGATCATCTAATTCTGGATATAAAAATTCATAATTATCGTTGTCTGTATCTACTTGGTTTTCATCTGGAGATTTGTCCTGGATTTCTTCTTCTACTACTGGGATTTCTTCTTCTACTACTGGGATTTCTTTTTCTACTACTGGGATTTCTTTTTCTTCCAGTTTTTCTTGTTCTGGTAGATTATCTATAATTACTAATTTCGGTTTACGTTTCAATACTTTAACTATAGGTTGCTGTACTGTTGGTACAATCTCTTCAATTGGTTTAATTAATTTTATTTTTTTAGTAATATTTTTCTTTTCTTTATGTTTATCGTCAACTATTTTAATAGGAGCATATTCTGCATATTCTTTAAATTGTTCATCTGTAAGTAATTCTCGCATACCCAAAGGCATTAATCGCCCATTTTCAACATCCGGATCTTTTAATAGTTGATATGGTTTCAACAAAAAATATGCATTTTTATTAGGATTCCATTTGTGATATTTAGGTCCCTTTGCTCGCTTCTTTGTTTTATTATTTTCATTAATTGACATTATTTATTGTATTGATATAACTATACAATAAATATAGAAAACAAAATATAAAAATCAACAATAAGAAATAAAATTTCTAGATAAACATTTATCTATATTTGAAATGAGCTTTATTTTTTCTAAATTATACGGACGAATACATTGAATGCATTCATCTAATGTTTTCCATTCCATTTTACTTACTTCTGATTTTTGAAAATTAGATACATCCATTGTATCTTTATACTGCATATACATTAAGAAATATTTATGCTTATATGATTTATAGTTAGACCCCGTAAAATTTTCTTCAAACGGTAAAATATTTTGTATATTATTTAAATGATTAAAAACATAACCTGTCTCTTCGCAAAATTCGCGAACTGCACAATTATAATCTTTTTCTTGATTATTTCGACGACCTTTTGGGAATCCCCATTCAGGCTCATTCCATGTATCATATTGTAATGATTCGTCAATTAACGATGACAATGTATAGTAATCGTGTTTATTTGATACTCCATTTTGGAGAGCCGTGAATTTATCTTTAGATATAACTTCTTCACCTTTATACATTCCACCCACGCCATTTCCCCATATCTCTTTCCACAATGTTTGAAAACTTTCAGTTTTTAATTTATGTTTTTCTTCATGTGTCATCTGTTTTAGCATATTCATTATAAAATTTTTATTTTGAACATAGTATTTACCTCGCATAAAATCGATATATCCTAAACTCTCTTTACGTCTTATCATCAAATATTGTATTTTACGTTCTTTATTATCATTACATACTACACGAAATGCTATAATACCAATACTGGTTATGGGCATCTTACACGTACTAAATAAATGTCCAGGTTTTCCACAATTATTACAATAATTTTTTTCCATATTACGAATAAACTATAAATAAATAATAACAAACTTCTATATAGTTTTATTGATGAATACAATGCGAAATTTTAATGCAGATGTATGGGGTCCTCATTATTGGTTTTTCTTACATACTATAGCTTACTCTTACCCAGATACACCAAACACCATAACAAAACGAAAATATTACGATTTGATACAAAATATGCCTCTTTTTATACCAACCCCTGAAATTGGAAATGAATTTAGTAAATTATTAGATAAATATCCAGTAAGTCCTTATTTAGATAATCGCGATTCTTTCATTCGTTGGGTACATTTTATACATAACAAAATAAATGTTATACTGGGAAAAGAAGAAATCTCGTTATTTGAAGCAAACGATCGGTATAAAGCGAAATACAAGCCAAAACCAGTACTATTAAGTGAAAGATTACATGTAAAAAAATATCATATTTATATTACATTAACTTTGATCTTTTTATTTTTAATATACATATATTCGGATAGGTAAATATCTACAATTATTATAAATTATATCATTCATAATGAGATTAGAACTTTGGATATTAATAATTACAGCATTAGTTATTGCAAATATATACACAGATGGTAAATACTTAAAACTTGCATTATCTTGGAAAAAATATTATCAAATGATAGGTGTAGCATTTTTAGGATATGCACTATGTTGGTTAATGCGTAAAAATCCAACACGGGCCAAAGAAATGTTAATATCGTCAAATGAATACTTAAAATATTTACCAGTTGATAAAGCTACGAGTAGTTTTATTTCTCCAATATTAGATTTCACTACACGTCAAGAATTTGGAAGACATATGGGGGGTGGGGTTGTTCCAGGAACACGTCCAGAAGTGCAATCGCAATATCAATCTCGTCTTATGAAATCAGGTGCAAATTCAACAAAACGTTCAGTAAGCGAAACAAAGAAAAAGTTTGTAGCTGCTAGACAAAATTGGCATTGTGGGGATTGTAAAAAACAGCTACCCGCGTGGTTTGAAGTCGATCATACTGTTCGTTTAGAACACGGCGGAAGTAATCATGTAGATAATTTAGTCGCATTATGTAGAGATTGTCATGGAAAAAAAACAGCTATAGAAAATTTATAAAGATTATTATATGATTCTATTATATATTTTTATATTATAAAATAAAATATAATGTCGTCAAAGACGTCGCCAAAAACTATATTCGAAAAAATACTCGAAATTAAAGATTCAATTGTGTCATATGTTTCAGGTGAAACCCCAATAAACCCAGATTTAAAACAATGTGCAATTATATATGGTTTAATTTCATTTTTCGTATTATTAACTGCGATTTCTTTATATTATGTATCCACTGATACGAATATATTAAGTTCTGAAAAATATATTTACACATTCACTACATTTATACCATTGATATTATTAATCGTCGCATCGTTTTTCATTTTTAACAGAAAAATAAAAATATTTAATCTTATTGCTGGACTATCGATAGTTGGAATTGTTTTTATTTTTTGTTATTATTTTAACACCATTTTAAGTTTTGCAAATAGATACGGTACATTTTTCAATATCATAATACAAATTATTATTTTTAGCATTATTTTTGTGGGTCTTGCTATTGTATTCACTATATTTGAAAAAAAAATAAGAAGTTTAACTGGATTCCCGGGTCTAATTGTTAATTTAATTTTCTTGATTCCTTGTTTAATAACAGATTTTATAGAATACATTAAAGAACAATTAAATATTACACCAAATATAACATTTGTTTTATTTATTATTGAAATAATATTTATACTACTCTATGTGTATATTCCGTATTTGTTTACTGCAAAAATATTACAAGGAGTAGCTAGTAAACCATTATTAACAGAAAGTTTATTTTTAAACGCAAAAAAGGATATTGCAAAAACAAATGATTTAGAACCAATAAATCGGAACGAGTTTGGTGGATCTTCAAATATATCAGAACAATCAACTGATGCAATGCTGGATAGTGATATTCGAAAAAATCACACATTTTCTATGTGGATCTATATAAATCAACATAGTCCAGTTGTTCAAGAAAGAAATATTTTTAATTACGGTACATCCCATCCAAAGATTTCATACATTAGCAATGATAATGATGAATCTACGAGAAATGATATGGAATACATAACTATATCAGTGAATGCGGCTAATGCATATAAATTTGAAATACCTAAACAAAAATGGAATCATGTTGTATTTAATTATAATAATGGTTCGGTTGATGTATTTATTAATGGAACTTTAGAAAGAACTTTATATTTTAACGGAGTTAATCATCCTATTTACACCCCTACCGATTTAGTAACAGTAGGTGATGAAAATGGAATAAATGGAGCTATTTGTAATGTTGAATATTATTCTACACCCCTAACGCAGTTTCAAATTTCATCGAAATACAATTTACTGATGAATAAAAATCCACCAATGAATTATTAATTTTATAGAATTATTATATAAACGTTAAATATAGAAAGTTATGAATTATATTATTGTCGCATTATCAGTGATTATCATTGTCATTTTATTTTATGTAGCTTTTAAAAGTTATTTCTCGAAGACTACTTTAATGCAACAAACTAGTTTAGCAGATACTGCTAAACCAGTACCGGATGTGATAGCTACAAATTTACAAAAACCAAATGCAACCAGATATGCTTACGGAGTATGGATTTATGTTAATACATTGAATGCATCAACTTCAAAATCTGTAATATTTAGCAGAGACAAAGATATTGCAGTGTATTTAGATCAATCTACAAGCACTTTATATGCGGTATTAAATCCGGATACTAGAGGAATATCCAAAGTTAATGGTTCAATGGTCGTTTCAAGTGAGGAAACATTAGCTCCATCAAATGGAAATGCTACTAAAATCGCAATAACCAATAATTTCCCATTACAGAAATGGGTGTATCTTACAATAAGTATTGACAACACGGTTGCAGATTGTTATTTAGATGGAAAATTAATTAAATCTGTTAAGCTAAAACAACAAGTCTCACCAAATATCAATAGTAATATTCAGTTTGGATTAGGATTTGACGCATATATTGCTCAATTTCAACGTTGGACTGATCCATTAGCTCCTCAATCTGTATGGAACGCATACATGGCTGGTTCTGGCTCACGTTTAGCAGGAAGTGATTCAAATTATAATGTCGCATTGTCTGTATTAAAAGATAATGTAATTACAAGCAAATTAACGTTATATTAATTTAGCAGAAATCGAATTTAGGGTAAATTATATTTATTTATATTTATTTATATTTATTATTATGCCATTTATTGATAGTTATAATAAAAAAATGAAAGGCAATGATGGATATATTGATGGATATATATCTAAATCGAATAAAAATAATGTGTGTTCGTGGAAAAAAATATAAACTGAAATTACATATAATTATAATTTATTTATCATATATAATTATATATAAGTAAAATGAATATGAATCAGCCAATTGGACAACAATTAGCAAATAATGATATTTTAACAAACATTAAAAATAGTGTATCTGATGCAGCGGCAGGAACTACAAATGCATTAAATGGATTACGAAATAATATAAATAGTTCTTTGCAAGATTTTTCATCAAAAAGTATATCACAACAAAGTAGCGAATTTCTTCAATCAAATAGTATTATTGCAAAATTTGCCTTTTTAGTTTTAATATTAATCATATTTATGTTATTATTTAAATTAGGCACATATTTGATAAACTATTTCTTGAGACCACAATTGAATCCATACGTTGTGAAAGGTTTAATTCCTGGAAATAAAAGTGTCATCGTTTCCCAAGATCCAAAGAAACCTGGAGCAATTACTTTATACCGTTCAAATAATGAAAGTACTGGCATGGAATTTACATGGTCTTTATGGTTAAATATTGGTCCAGATAATTTAATTCAGCCAACTACATTTAAACATATATTTAGCAAAGGAGGCAATGGAAACTATGCTACAAATGGTATTATGCAAATACACAATTCCCCTGGATTATATTTACATTATGATGATGAAAACAAAGAATACAAATTAAGATCATATATGAGTACAGTAAGTGCAACAAATAATGCGACCAATGAGTATGTTGATATTACAAGTATTCCAATTAATCAATGGTTTAATATAATGATTCGATTAGAAAACAAAATTATGGATGTCTATATGAATGGAGCTATAGTTAAACGTTTAACATTCGCCAATAGTCCTAAACAAAACTATGATGATGTATATGTATGTGGAAATGGTGGATTTGTTGGAAGTTTATCCGACCTAAGATATTTCAATAGGAGTTTGAATATTTTTGAAATTAATACAATCGTATATTCTGGACCTAGTTTAGTATCAAATTCCGCTGTTTCAAATACATCAGTATATAATTATTTATCTAGTTCTTGGTACTCCAATAATATATAATTTTTCCTAGTATAATATGATATAATTTATATATACCATATTATGACAACTCCCGATTTAAATGAGCAACTAGTATGTGATATAATTAATCAACGAAATCAATTGCGTTTATTACTACCACCTCCAATACGATTTAATCCAATTTCACCTTATCCGGCCAATACCCAAGCTGAATTAGATATGCGTCGTAAAGCTGAAATATTACAATATAATAAAAATTCAACACAAAAAGGAAAGATTACAAAAGCACAACAATGGTCTAATTTAGTGAAAGGTTCTTTTCAGCGAAATACACAAACAACCGTAGTTCGAGATTCATCTGGTCAAATAATTGATTATACGGTATATAATACAGTAGCTTCTTGTCCTCAAGATAAATATTTACCAACACTATCTTCATCCAGTGATGTTCCTGGTCCGATTATTACTCTGCAATATAATCCAGATGTTCCTCTTTATAATTATACAGAAGGAGAAAACATATTTGGTATAATAAATCAAGAAACACCAACCTATTGGAATAGTTATACTAGTAATAATATATTAGCATTAGACGGTATTCAGACTACACTATGTTCGTTAGCAATTTTTAATACAGATTATATTTTTACTACTTTTGAGATTAATACTCCTATAGGATTTTATGTTTCTGGTCAAGCTAACAATAATACAGACGCATCAGGTATTTTTAATATAGATACTTTTAATGTAAGTATTTATAATAATAATAATTTAATTACAACTACCAATATAAATACAACTACATCGATTACAAATAGGTCTGTTAACTTTTATACTAATTTTCCAAAAGATAATTCTGGTAATATAATTGGCGATACTACATTTCAAGGCGTACAATATATCGGAAATTTAAAAATGTCTAATATTGCTCTTTCTACACAACCTGGTTTATTATACGATATAAAAATAGTTTTTAGTATTGCGAATACTCTTTTATTTGGAAGTCCATTAAATATTAAAGCTGGGGTTCAAATGAATTTGTCATCCAATAATTATCCATATTCTACGATAAGATGCAATTTTACAAATATAGTTCCTACACCCGAACCATTAATTGGGTTTTATGCGAAATCAACGTAATTTTATTATATATTTACACAGTTAGTTATATAATAAAACGGTTATTTAGGATTGAGATTAGCAGTCATAGTTGGGTTCAAACACATTTTTTGATTAGGGAAAATTTGTCCAGATAAACATTTATCTTGTTCTCCGACTTCAATGCATCCTCTACGGTTTTCGTATTCTCCAATTAGACACCAACCGGATTTACTTGATGAAATTGGTTTTTGTATAGGGTTTTCTGCGGTATCTTCGACTGGTTGTTTTGGTGTTGATATTTGCTTATCTTGATTTAATTTAATATCAAGTGGATTAATTTGTGTTAAATTGGTTGGCACGTTTCCAGAACTGGCTGATATTAATAAATTACCAATATTTTGTACGGTTCCTTCTGCAATATCTATTCCAACTTTTGCTGTATCTGATACAACATCAGCTCCCTTGTTTATTAACGTTCCAGAGGTATATCCAAATACTGCTAAAAGTTGACCTACTGGTGGACCTAAAATAGCGATAATTGCTTTTATTATATTGCTTATTACATCCAATATATTTATTCCTAAAAAAGACAAAATCAATAAAACACTTAAAATAATTATTATTTTATTGTTTGAAATAAGCGGCGATTGATTATTTTCATTAAAAATTACAGGTGATGGTCGTGATAACGGTTCATATCTAATTTGATTATTATCCATTTTTAACGTTATATATAAATACAAGATACTTTTCTGTTATTCGTTCGTAATAAATGTTTTTTTTATAAGAACATAATAAAATAGATAAATGGCGCCATTTCAATTTATAGAGACATTCTTTTTCTTAAGTTTAGGAATAACTTTTGGATTAGTTTTATTATTAGTATACCATTTCAAACAGCGTATAACAACTCTAGAACAAAAATGTGATACTATGTTTGATATCGTTCAAAATGTGGTCAAAGAACTTGGTCTAGCGAAAACCAATATTAATTATATGTTAACAAATCAAATGCAATCACATACTAACTTTGCTACATTTCCGTCAATGTTTATGCCAAACATGAATACTGTATCTAATAATTATATTGACGAAATGAATTTACAAGAGAAACATGAAGATCACGAAGATGATGACGAAGATGATGACGAAGATGATGACGAAGATGATGAAGACGACGAAGACGACGAAGACGACGAAGACGA